CCCCTGTCACACCAGCCATGCCTCTCTCTGAGATTAAGGCTCAGGGGCTGCTCAAGAAGTATTATGAGTCAGAGGTCAAGGCTCGTGATGACGGCAACAAAGCCTTCCGTGAGCAGCAGATGAAGATGGGTTCCTGGGGCATTAGTCCTACTACCGTCAAGGACCCCAAGGATGTGACTGCCAAGAACGTGGGCAAGATGGGTATTAGCTCTTTCCTCATGTCACCTGCATTCGCAGATGGCGCTAACCTACCAAGTAACTTCGAGTTTGGGTATAAGGAGAACCAAAACATGTTTTATGATTATGTCGCCAAGGCTGAGAACTCCATCAACGCTGGGTTTGACCCGCGAGCCGGGACGTACTCTGTCTATCGCGACGAGGGTGGTGATAACATTGGCTTTGGTCACCTCCTGACGGAAGAAGAGAAGCGTAACGGGTACGTCACTATCGGTGATGAGAAAGTACCGTTCCGCCAAGGCCAGTCCGAGTTAACCCCGGCACGTGCACGTCAACTGCTGGAGCAGGACATCAAGGCGCACCAGCCGTCTACCAGTGGTTGGGCTGTGCCGTTTGATTCAATGCACCCTGGCGTGCAGCGTGGTATCCTTGACCTGTCCTATAACCTGGGCAAGCAGGGTATCGCCAATGCACCGAAGGCCTATGCCGACTTCAAGGCTGGGCGCTTCACTGAGGGCTTCATTAATATGCTGGACACCAACTACACCAAGGGAGCACGCAGCCCTGGCCTGTTGCGTCGTCGAGCTGAGGCCTATAACATGGCTATGTCTGCCTCCGGTATGCCCAAGATTACCCAAGTGCGTACCGATAAAGATGGCTCCATGTATGCCAAGTTCGCCTCTGCTGATATTGCCAACTTCCTCCGTGAAGGCCTGGCATCCAAGATTGGCAAAGATGGCTGGTTACAGGTGAATGGGCCTAGTAAGTTAACTGAGAACTCCCGAGTGGGAACACTTTCGGTATAGTGATAAACTCAAGGTCTTGTCCAACACGTTGGACAGGCCTTTATGATTGTCATTAATAGAGAGGTAACCATGCAACAGAATGGAAATTGGGTCCCCACAGACAGCCGGACCTTGCCACCAACCTTCTCGCAGGTGGCAGAATCAGAGCGTAAGGCTGAGGCTGCACGTGCAGACGACCATGTCCTGCGAACGGCTGTAGATAATGAATGGGCGCTGTATGGAGGTCAGCGGGCGCTTGAGCGTCACAACACCACCTTCACGCCACAAGAGGGGTACTCTGTACCTGACACGACCAAAGATGAGCTTTCCCGACTGTACGGCTACGAGGTTGCACAGGACATCACAAAGGACGTTAAGTCCCCAGAACAACTGCAATTCAACATGGCAAACGCCAAGGCTGACAAGGACCGCAATGATATTCTGGCCCGTAATGGGTTCACCGGGTTCGCTGCACAGTTGTTTGCTGGCGTTGCCGACCCAGCTGGTTGGGCCGCATCTATCGTAGCCGCACCTGTAGCTGGGGCTTGGAAAGTGGGGCGCATCGGTCGCATCTTGAAAACTGCTGCTGTTGCTGGTGCAGGTAATGCTGCTCTGGAGGCTGTAATAGGGGAAGGTGATTACCAGCGAGATGCCGATAATGTTATGCTTGCCTTTGGTTTTGGGGCAGTTATGGGTGGGACTATCGGCGCTCTGACACGTGAGCGTATCCACGGTGGTAGGCTTGGTGATGATGCAGATGTGCCGACAGCTGAACCGAACAATCCCCTTCGTACCGTGGTAGATGGGGCGGATGACTTCGATCGTAACGCATCCAAGGCTGTGCAAGAGGCTATGGAGTATGATGCCTACATGGCAGTCCGTGACCGTGACCCGCTCAAGTCTGGTGATGTGGATATCGACTACAGCATTGCCAAGCACACTGAGGCACTCACCGCCGATGCAAACTATCGCTTCTCCTCCAAGGACAAGGGTAATTTGAAGAAGCAGATTCGCGAGCTTGAGGCAGAAGCAGCGAGCATGCGTAGCAAGAAGGTGGATGCCCAGGCAGAGGCTGCGGCCAAAGCTGGTGCGCCTAAGTCCAAGACTGAGGCTCTGGATTGGGAAGTCCAGAAGAAAGCCCTGGCACGCCGCTATGATGAACCTCATGCCGAGTTAGTGGCGCGTATAGAAGAGGCCAAGGCAACCCTGGCGAAGATGGATAACGTCACGAAGGCCAAGGATGAACTCAAGCGATTCTCCAACCTGTCACGGGAAGAGAAGCTCAAAGAGCTGGGCCTGGATGTTAAGCCTGAACCTGTCCCGATGAAGCGTGCTGTGCAGGATGCCCTGGCCGCTATCCGGGCGGAGCGTGCAAGCAAGCAGACTCCGACCATGAAGTTTGATGAGGCACAGAAGGCAGCAGAGCAGGCGAGCAAGCAAGAGCCTGATAACCTGTCAGCAGCCCGAGTGGAAGGCTCTGAGATTCAAGGGGAACAGTTCGACCTGTCAGACAGCATGGAAGACCTTATGGATACCCTGGCTCGTGAAGCCTATGCATCCAAGGTTAAGCCAGTTAAGTGGGCAGGTAACATGGGTTCTGTGTCTTCGGTCATTATGAACTCAAAGAATCCTGTGTTTCGTGGGCTTGGCCTGCGTCTCCTGGAGAACGCCCAGGGTGGTAGCTACCACGGTAAGACCGCAGCAATCCTTGCAGATGTGAATAACAACCTTATTCGGTCTGCTGAGAAGAACCGCTATAACGATGGTTTCTCTCAGTTCATCAAGGATAACAACCTGCGTGCCATTGACTACCTCAACCCGGCTGTTACTCGTGACTTCAACAACCAGGTATACACTGCAATTGTCTCCGGTATCACCGAGAATACCTCACCTGGTGTCAAGCTTGCTGCCGAAGGTATTGCTGACAAGTTCAAGAAAGGCCTGGAGTTACGCAAGGCTGCTGGTGAGAAGGGCTTTGAAGACGTCAAGTCGGCTAAGGATTACGTCCCTGTTATCTTTGATGGCATCAAAATCACTGAGGCAGTCAACCGCCTGGGCAGCAAAGAGGCCGTTATTGACCTTCTGTCCCTGGGCTATCAGACGGGTAAATATAAGATGGGCAAGAAGGCTGCTGATGCACTGGCTAAAGTCCAGTATGTTCGTGGCTCTGACTCCACCTTGTCCAGCCGTGTAGCCTTTGACAGGGTTGTATCGCAGGAGCAACAGGCAGTTCTGATTGCTGACCTCAAGAAAGCCGGGGTCCCTGACAGTATAATTGATAACTTCATCGAAGGCACAGAGCTGTCTGAAATGGCTGAGTCTGTATCCAACCGAGCCAAGGCAAGCATGGGCATCAACACCCAGGCAAGCTATGGCGGCATGCGCGTCCAGGACCTGCTCAACACCAACATTGGGGAGCTGGCAGACAACTACGCGAAAGAGGCCGCTGGCGGGGCCGCTCTGGCCCGAATGGGCTTCCCGACGACCCAGAGTGCGCTGAACGCAATCGACGCCGCAGAACGCGCTGGACGCAACATGGCGGGCATGGATGCCGGGGCAATCAAGCAGCTCCGGGCCGAGGCAGATATGCTCCGGGATTCCGTCCGGCTGATTAACGGGAATACCGTGGACGCCGACCCGAACTCCGGGATTGTCAAAGGGACTCGCCGGGTCCGTGAGATTACAGGCCTGCTCCGCTTGGGCCAGATGGGCTTCGCCCAGGTGCCCGAGATTGCACGATCTGTGGTCAAGATGGGCTTAGGTACAGTCCTGCATTCCGTGCCAGCCACGCGCTTCCTGCGCAGCCGTGCGGCCCGTGAGGGCGGTGTGGCCCAGGGCAGACTGCTGGAGCCGGAACTCCGGGAGATGGAAGAACTCATCGGCTATATTGGTGAGGACAACTGGCTTACCGGGTGGAACGTAAGGCATGATGAGTTTGGTGAGTCTATGGACAACCTGGGGCGGCTGAGCAAGATTGCCGACAACGGATTAGCTATGGGTTCCCGCATCAACTTGTGGCTGTCCGGGTTCAAGGCAGTGCAGGGTGGCTCTGAGAAGATTGTGGCACGCTCTATCAACAAGCGACTCAAGGAACACCTGTCTGGTGGCCGCAAGCTACCACAGGCAGACCTTGATGAGGTTGGTCTTGATGAGGCAACCATGAAGCGATTGCAGCGTCACTTTGACGATAACCCAGCGCACGCCGACTACAATGGTCAGCAGGTGCGTATGATGAACTTCGATGCAATGGAACCTGACTTAAGGGAAACCGTTGGTGTTGCGGTGCGTCGCATGGGTGGTCGTCTTATTCAGCGTAACTTCATCGGTGATGAGGGTATCTGGATGAACAAGTGGTGGGGCAAGGCACTCACTCAGTTTAAATCATTCTCCATTGTGTCTATCGAGAAGCAGCTCATCCATGACCTGCGAGGTGATAAGATTCAGGCAGCTATGATTCTGAGCTGGTCCACCTTGTTGGGGTTTGCTGCCTACGCTACCCAGATGCAGATGCAGGCCTTGGGTCGTGAGGATAGCGATAAGTTCCTTCGTGATAAGTTCTCAACTCAGAGCATGGCAATGGGTGTATTCAACAAGCTGCCACAGGTTGCAGGCTTCGGCCTGGCTGGCGATGCTCTGGCTACCTTCGGGCTGATGCCCGACTCCATGATGCAAGCCCCAGGACGTATGGGGTTCCAGCGTCAGGGCTTCGGTGAGCTGGTTGCTGGTGCTGGTGTTATTGGTGATGCTGTAGGTGCAATCAATATGATGTCTCGGTATGCGACAGGCGATGATGATGTGTCAACGAGACAAGTTGTGGACAAGGTAAGACGCCTGGTTCCACTAGCAAATACCATTGGTATTGGTCAGATGACCAAGGCCAGTGTAGACTTATTGGAGGATTGATGAGCTATAGCTACGTCGAGCGAACAGGGGATGGTGTAGCCACAACATTCAACTTCGCGTTTACTGGTAAAGGCAAGGGGTATCTCCTTGCCAACCAGGTTAATGTGTACACGTGGAACGGCACCTCTTGGGTGTCGGCCACAGGGTGGAGCTTGTCTGGTACTAACCAGATTACCTTCTTAACCCCTCCGGCGAATGGGACACGCATCATGATTCGCCGTATCGCTGCCAAGGATTACCCATTCGCTCAGTTTGAGCCTGGTGTGATGCTGGATATGGCCTCCCTGAATAACACCTTCATCCACCTCCTGGAAATCACCCAGGAGCTTCTGGATGGGTTCTACCCTGACGGGTTCTACCTCAAGCAGAACCTTAACATGGGCGGGTGGCGAATCACCAACATGGGCGAGGGTGTTGACCACAAAGATGCTGTGAACAAAGGTCAGCTGGATGCTGTAGAGGACTTGGCCGAGAGCATTGACCAGAAGCACACCATTTGGAATGACAGGCAAGACCAGCAAATTGATGGTCTGCTCAAAGCCTTTGATTCCAATATCAGCCACAGAACAGCACCCTGGACATATGAGGCGGCTGGCGGGGAGACTATGGTCTTCCCTCCGTTCTACTTCGCCTCTGCAATTGTGCACAGGGATGGTGTCTACCAGGACCAGCTGGCGGGTGCCTTTGAGATTGACAACAATGTAATCACACTGGCAGACCCACCATTGCGTGCAGGTGAGCGTGTGTCTGTGTTGGTTGGTTCTTATATCACACCAGCAGACCCCGGCTCCTGGGAGTGGATTCATGTGGCAGCTAATGGCTCCACAACATCGGTTGATCTTGGCGTCTCCGTGTCTGCTATTGATGATGTGACACTGGATGGCCTGTCCCAAGGTCGTAGTAATTACACCCTCACAGGGACTGTCCTCGATTTTGGGGAGATCATTCCAGAGTGCACTGTGGGTGCCAGGGTGCAGCTGGCATAAGGAGGAACATGTTAAACTCAGACGGGACCACAGAGCTTCTTAAGTGGGTGCCTAGTGCGCTAGTGACAAGCACGACCTTCTTAGGCATTAGTTGGGAGAGCTGGGTGTATATCCTCACCGCCATCTATACAGCCATGCAAATGGCGGATTGGGTGTGGGTTCGCATTAAGAAGAAAAGGAGGAAAGATGAGCAATAAGCACGCAGCCAGTGAAGACCAGGTAGGTATCCTGCATGCTGCCGTTACCAACATCTTTAACAAGAAGGCCGCAGCCATCCTGAATGAAATTGAGCAGGACCCAGACGCAGCCCTTGTTATTGGTGATTCCAAGGACCTTGCAGCTATGGCTAAGTGGGTCTTGGATAACGGCGTCAAGGCCAACCCTGCGGAGAACGTGGAAACCTCTGCACTCTCCAAGCGCCTCAAGAAGATTCGTGAGGCATCCAGTGGTAAGGTTATCAGCTTCACAGACGCTAAGGAGGCTTAATGGCTAGGAACAGGGAATCACAAGCTGATGCCCTGGCCCGCTGGGAGGCCTTGCGCGAACTACAGGAGACATTCCCGTATACCGTGCATGGCCTTCTCTCCTTTGCCCAGGTGGTTATCAACACGCTAATCACTGGCAACCCTGACCTTAACCGGGTACAGGCAGACATCCTCAAGTTCTTGTTCTCTGGCAAGAAGTACCGGATGGTCGAGGCACAGCGTGGACAGGCTAAGACAACCATTGCAGCTATCTATGCTGTATTCCGAATCATCCATGAGCCGCACAAGCGAATCATGATCGTATCCCAAACAGCCAAGCGTGCGGAAGAGATTGCTGGCTGGGTTATCAAAATCTTCCGTGGCTTGGATTTCCTTGAGTTTATGCTACCTGACATCTATGCAGGTGACAAAGCATCCATCAAAGGGTTCGAGGTGCACTACACCTTGCGTGGCTCTGACAAGTCACCATCCGTTGCCTGCTACTCTATCGAGGCTGGCATGCAGGGTGCTCGTGCAGACATCATTCTTGCGGATGACGTAGAGTCATTGCAGAACTCACGTACCGCTGCTGGTCGTGCATTGCTGGAGGATTTGACCAAGGAATTCGAATCCATCAACCAGTATGGTGACATCATCTACCTGGGTACACCTCAGAGTGTGAACTCCATCTATAACAACCTGCCAGCTCGTGGTTATCAGATTCGCATCTGGCCTGGCCGCTATCCTACACTTGAGCAAGAAGCATGCTACGGTGACTTCCTTGCCCCGATGATTATCCAGGATATGATGGAAGACCCTGGCTTACGCTTAGGGTATGGTATGGACGGAATGCAGGGTGCACCGACTTGCCCAGAGATGTATGATGATGAGAAGCTGATTGAGAAGGAAATCTCTCAGGGTACGGCTAAGTTCCAGTTGCAGTTTATGCTCAACACCCGCCTGATGGATGCTGACAGATACCCGCTTCGACTCAACAACCTCATCTTCATGTCTTTCGGTACAGACGTTGTGCCCGAGATGCCTACCTGGTCTAACGACAGCATCAACATGATCTCCGATGCGCCACGGTTTGGCAATAAGCCCACCGACTATCTGTATCGCCCGGTTGCGAGAACCTACGAGTGGAAACCTATCACTCGGCGGATTGCATACATTGACCCGGCAGGTGGTGGTAAGAACGGGGATGAAACTGGTGTAGCTATCGTATTCCTGCTGGGAACCTTTGTCTACGTGTACAAGGTATTCGGCGTGCCAGGTGGCTACCAAGCTCAGCACCTCCAACGCATTGTTGATGAGTGCAAGCTTGCTGGTGTTAAAGAGGTCTTCATTGAGAAGAACTTCGGTCATGGTGCCTTCGAGGCGGTAATCAAGCCTTACTTCGAGCGTGAGTGGCCCGTATCCCTGGAAGAGGATTACGCCACCGGGCAGAAGGAGACTCGCATCATCGAGACCCTGGAGCCACTCTTCACCTCGCACAGGGTCATCTTTAATGCCGACATGATTCGCCAGGACATCCAGAGCATCCAGCACTACCCGCTTGAAATCCGTATGTCTTATAGCCTGTTCGCTCAAATTTCGAACATCACCCTGGAGAAAGGATGCCTCCGTCACGATGACCGACTGGACGCCCTGTACGGGGCCATACGCCAGCTCACCTCACAGATAGACTATGACGAGGCTACCCGGATTAATCGCGTCAGGGCCAAGGAGATGCGGGATTATCTGGACATGATGAACGACCCACGGAAGCGCCGGGAGTATTTCACCGGGCAGGACCACGGCTCGATGAGGTCTGGTCACAATGTGAGTGGCTTCCAGATGGCTCGGACGAACGGCACAGGCCGCAACTATTCACCTCGCAGGAACACAATTTCTGCACGTATTTCAAAGACTTGGTAATAGTGGCGAGTATAGAAGCAATAGAAAAGGAATACTAAGGTATTTAAGGGTATTCCCAGGTACGCCTTAGGTAACCAGGTATGCCCTAGTTGGGTACTCTACAGAGTACCCTCTTATCTCTTTCCTTTATTACTCTTTATAGGAGAACAAATGGCTAACAATTATGGCTCTATGGGTGTGACTGGTAAGTCTACCCGTAAGCAGGTCCCGCATGTAAGCACAGCTATCCAGCATGGTGTTGTGCCTGCCGCACAGCTCACTGCTAAATCCAGTGTGGTGAATGATATCACCAAGTCCGGCAAGCAGGATGGCGCATGCATCATGAACACCTCTGGTGTCATTCATATCGCCCGTGGGAGTGCTGACACTTCCGTGTGGAACACTATGGCTATCGGCTCTCAGGTAGTCCCGGCTTAATCAAGGAGGTTACATGGCATTACCTATCACTGGTCAGCTGACCCCGGTAGCTAAGCAGACCTACGCCACTCACCTGATCGCACCTATCGTGCCGCAGGCCTACCTGGCAGACTCTGCTCACCCGATCAACAATACGGCACTCTCTGGTAAACAGAAAGGTGCCCTGGTTCTCTGCCAGCTTACGGCTACAGGGAAGTTAGTGTATGCGTTTGCTCGTGGCTCTGCACCCACCGACCTGTGGGACATCGCAACCTCTGGCACTGACGTAACCCCAGCATAAGGAGAAACAAATGGCTTTATCTGCAACTGGTCAGCGTCAGCCTAAGTCGGTCACCTACCGCGTAGCTGCATGCTCCACCGCACCTGTGGCAACCACTGCTGCATTCGCCGACAAGGCAAACATCATCAACCAGCGTGAAGAGTCCGGCAAGCAACTTGGTGCCGTGGCAATCCGTGAAGGCGCTGGCGGTGCACTCAATGGCATGGTTGCCCTGGGTGATACGGATGTATCCCCGTGGGCTCCGATGACGGCTGGCACTCCGATTACCCCGGCAACTGTGGCTGCTCTGGCATTCACAACCAACCTGTCTGCAACCGCCTCAGTGGCTACTGGTGCTGCAATCAGCCTGCCCGTAGTGGTGACTGGTGGCTATGCTCCGTACACCTACGTGTGGACCAAGGGCGGCACGGTGGTTGCTGGTCAGACTGGCGCTACCTTCTCCAAGGCAGCTGCGGCAACTGGTGATGCTGGTGTTTACCAGTGCACCGTAACCGACCTCAGCGGCAAGGTAATCAAGTCCGTATCCTGCACTCTGTCTATCGCCTGATAAAGGAACAACATGCTTAACCAATATTTCAAGCGTAGTGAATTCGCTTGCCGTTGTGGGTGCGGTACATCCACTGTGGATGCCGAGCTACTCCAAGTCATCACTGATGTACGCGAGAAGTTTGGTCCTGTTGTTATCAATTCTGGTCATCGCTGTGTTAAGCACAATGCAGCGGTGGGTGGTGCCAAGAACTCTATGCACACCACCGGAAAGGCAGCTGACATTCGTATCCCAGGCGTGAGTCCCGCGCGAGTCTGGTCTTACCTTACGTCTAAGTACGAAGGTAAGTACGGGATTGGTCAGTACGACTCCTTCACGCATATCGACGTGAGAGACACGGCGGCACGCTGGCATGGATGATCACTGCGTAAAGTGGTGTCTGCGTAGACTTGATATGGCAATCGCAGACTTTGACATTAATGGCATCAAGGATTACACCGAGATGCTTAAGCTCTGGCTAAGGAGACTCAAATGAAGTTCCTCAAGAACAAGAAAGTAGTAGCGGCCCTGGTGGCCCTGGCGCTGGCCCTGATTGGTGTCGGCCTGGGCGTTGACCTCGGCGACGGCGCTGGCAATGCGGCAACAGATGCCATCTGCCAGGCGATCACCTGTGAATAACCTGCTGGCTATCCTGGCGGCCCTTATGGGGCTGCTGGTAAAGCGCCAGGCTAAGAAGGAGCAAGACAGTGCGCAAGCTGAGGCAGACCGCATTAATGACAGCCCTGCTGATTGGTATCGCGAGCACTTCCGGGTGCGCCCAGAAAGGGCAGACGGTAACAAAGGCGAAGCCAGTAAAACCGACCCTTGAGGTCGTGGTTGAGCGCGACAGCATGGTGTGCTTCGGCAAGCCTGATGCAGTGAAGCTTGGGCTTTATATCCTGGAGCTGGAGCGCAATTACTAAACAAACCCTTCTATCTCAAGAGCTTACTAATAGTGGCGAGTATAGAAGGGTACTTTGGTTTGATCAATAAACAACCAGCACTACTCGCAGTCTTTCAAGGTGAGAGGCTGGAAGTAATGGAGGTATTATGGCTTTACAAAGATTGAGCGCGGCCCTTGTCTCTTTTAAATCAGCGCTATCAAATGCAGTGTCTCGCACTCTCCTTGATAAGCTGAGCGACCAGGTGTCTGTTAAGGATTTTGGTGCAAAAGGTGATGGTGTCTCGGATGACACTACTGCCATCCAGCGTGCAATAGATTCTGTTTATTCTCGTGGTGGTGGTTCTGTTTTCTTCCCGAAGGCAGCTGCGTACTATAAAACAACCGCTGCACTTAAGGTAAGACCAAAGGTCAGCCTGGTTGGTGATGAGTCAAAACCAATGATACGCAACACCAACCCGGACAACACCGACATGACAAAGTCTTCGGTGCTAACACCTGGTAACTTCCACCCGAACTTTACAGCAGCGGCTACCTACTACTCTTGCGGCACCGTGCAGCAGGGTACTACAGTTACCGTCTCAGGCTCACACCCATTCGTTGCAGGGGATCAAGTGTTTGTTGCATCGAATGCATCTGGTATTGCAGCTGGCTTTACAATACCACAGTTTGGTTATCTGAACATAGTGGAGAGTGTATCTGGTAACACCATTACCCTCAGGGAGCCAATCGATGAGACTTTCGATGGTAAGATTATGCGGTGCAAGGACAACCCTGGAAGGAATGGTGAGCCTTTGTTCTTTATGCAGGACTGTAAGATACAATCCCTCACCTTGCGCTCTGATGTATTTAGGATCTTCTCAGACAGTGCATCTCTTCGTGTAAGCTGGGAGGATGTAACATTCTACTCCAAGTCAGCACTTTACGGCAACACATTCCAGTATGTTAAGTGGGACCGTTGCACTTTCTATTTCTGGGAGACCATTGGGGAGCAGAGCCATAACAGCTTCATGACCCATGCAACAGCATGTGACTTCATCTATTGGGCAGCTTACTCTCCACAAGCTGCGCCAGCAGATATTGCTGGTGTCTCCATTCAGGAGTTTGCAAGGTACATTAAGTATGAAGGTTGTACGTTTGACATGGGTTCTCGTATTGCAAACCAAGCCGTCCTTAGGACCATAGACGCAAGGCACTGCATGTTCACAGGGTTGCGCATTAAGGTGTACTCAGATGCGTATTTGGCCTCCTCGCTTATCACTATCGCAGGCTCCGGCCAGACAGGATGGGATGGCTATGGTAATACAGTCGAGAGCTGTGATGTCTATGCCAAGCAAACTGGTCGATTTGTGCAGCTTGCAGGACGCGGTCGACCTGGAAACAACAGGGCAACGGTTAGGGATTGCAAGTTTAGTGGTAATGCTAATGTTGCAGATGCAGTGTGGTTTAATGACATCTATGATTCTTCCTTTATAGGAAACCAGTTGGAGTCACAGCGAGTTTCTATAGCTGGCACTGGTTCACGTAACACGGTTGTGGATAACTACCTCGCTGGTGGTTTCACAACACAGTCTGCTGAATCAGAGACTGTCTTCCGCAATAACTACATCCGCAACAACAGAAGTGCATCTACCATCTTAAAGCAAGCACTGCGCACTGCGTTAGACACGGAAGTAACCGTGTCAAACGGGGCTACTGTTACACTGCTTAATGCGGACCTTGGTAGTAATACAATTATACCACGTGACCATATAAAGGTCAGGTTGGTTGTAAACGTAACCGAGGCAACAAACATTGGCTCTGTGCGCTGCTCCTTCAATGGAACATCTGCCATGCTTGTTGAGTTCCCAGCAGGAACCGTAGGTCGGCATGAGGTTGACTTGGATATCTACTTCAAGTCTGTAACAAGAAGGTCTACCTGGAAGAGGGTCACATACTCTACTTCTGGCGGCAGTGTTTATGCCAATGACCAAAGCTTCAACCTTAACACCTCTGGCTCTGTCACCATGACAATCACAGCAACAGCTGGAGCAACAAACACCTTTGAAGTGTTTGCCTGCGAGGTTGATATCGTAAACCCCTACTTCTAGGGTAGGTGCGGCGTAAGCCGCACTTTACGCACTTTTCTTACTTCTAGGTATTCATGTTGGATGCCTATAATTAAGGGAGGTATTATGGCCTTAACTCAAGCAACCAGACCGTATGTACCTGGTATACGTTTGGTTGACAATGGAACACTAAGTGATGCCGTCACGTATGCAGTTCCTGAGCAATTTCTTGTACCAAAGGATGGCGTCAATTCAGCCAATGCTGGCCTGATTGCCATGTTCAATTCACCCTATAACAACTTCAGGATTACTAAGGGTGTATACCTTATAACCGAAACATTGGAGATTGTATTCTCTAAGCATGTTAATGTTGTTTGTGAAGACGGTGTTGTATTCCGCCTTGGCAACAATGTAAGGAAGAACATGCTTCACCTGTTCGGTGACAGGGTACATAACTTCTCCTGGAGCGGAGGTGAGATAGATGGAAATTGGGAGGGTCAAGGTGGCGAGGTTGTAGTAAACAACCATGTCGATGACGTCTCTCATGGGTTCATCGTTAGTCGGTGGAATGTTGCCAAGATTGAGTACATGTTTGTACACGACTGCATGGGGCACCATATCAACCACGCAGGTAACAACTACTTCATCGCAGAGCACATCCGCGTAGACTCTCACATAAGCACAAACTTCCCAGCGGGTGGTGCTCGTGGTGATGGTATCACTGGTGTTAGCCGCAACATCTACATCAATGATGTGAGCGGGTACAGCTCTGATGACCTGATAGGTGTATTCCCAGGAGCCACATGGATACCTGGTGAATCAGACCCTGCATACCTGAAAGTAGACTCAATCACTGTTTCTAACATAAACCCTAAGTCAAAGGCTGACGGTGCAAACACCAGATATACTTGGCACGGGGTTACGGGTGCTTGTTGGAACTTAACCACAGTTAAGAACGTCAGCATCTCCAATGTCTTCGGTGAAGTACAGGATGGTGGTGTCCGTTTCCGGTGCGCACCAACCTCTGGTGATGACCAGACACTTAATGGCTTTGCAGACCACATAAGCATTGAAGGTGTTCATGTTTATGTCAACGGTAAGTCAACAGACCAGTATGAGACAGTTGCAGTTATGATTGGCTCTCACCAGCAATCTACTGCGCTGAGCGCTGGTCCTTCTCGGTTTAAGAATGTCTCCATACGAGACGTCACACTTAATACCTCTGACAATATCCGGTCGGTCATTATTGTTGGGCATGTTACGGTGGATAACTTAAACATCTCAGATGTGTCTGTTAACTACACCGACCCAGCGCACACAGCATCACACCTTACATTGTGTGGTTCCAACTTGTTGTCTCGTGTCAACCTTTGCAACATGCTATCAAACCACGAAGGTACTGTTTCAGACCTTGTAATGGATGCTAGGCCTGTAGTGCGACTGTCTGTGCATCATGCAACTGCCACAGGGACTATCCGTGCAGTGAACATGGCTATGCGCAGGAATCAGGCAGACACCAGGTGGATTGGTACGGTACTTATGACAACTGGCTTCCACAACAGATTCAACCTGTTTGGTGAAGAACTTGTCATAAATGCACCAAGTAACTATGTCTCTGTCCAGCCTGCCAAGGGAAGTCATTTTACTGACAGATTCCTTGGTCGAGTAAGACAGGACCCACTACTTGGTGGCTGGGTGTATGAGGACTTCTGTACGGTGTGGGAAAGTGCTAACTTTGGCCGCCCCAGCGCCACAAGCCTCCCTGGTTATTCCTTGATAACCAATTGGGTTGTAGGTACTGTAATCAAGACTGCGGGTTCACCCATTGGTGAAGTATCAGGATGGGTGTGTACGGTAGGTGGTGCAACTCCTACATGGAGCCTTTTGCAAGGCACATACCATGACGGTGCGGGTCTTGTTGACTCGGGCACTCTACCTACTTCCTTAACCCCAGGTGTCTCCATCACTACTGTGCTTATTAGCTCAACAGGGTTCCCTGGCTCATCTGGTTGTCTTACCACCTTCACAGGTGCATTCCGACCAGACCGTGCAGGGGCTTACCAACGCTTTGTCCCTGCATCTGGTACAAAGGAGTACATGCGTACCTGGAACAACAGCACATTGGCCTGGAATGCTTGGCTCTCCGTAACTTACGCATAACAACTATGCCACTCACAGCACACCTATGAGTGCCGCTCTGGATGCCCAGGTAATCCCTGGGTATTGCTCCCTGTGTGGCTGGTTGTCCAACGTGTTAGACAAGAGGTGATTATGAAATGGAAAGTCATGTGATTGCATACCGTATGCATGTGGCAGTGCAGCTTCTCCTCAGCATCGAGTGGGATAACTGGAAATGGCACCCAGAAGGACCCTTAGTTGGTAGGCTTAAAAGGGCAGACCTAGGTACCCAATAGTGTATTCAATAGGAGGTAACATGATTTACGTAGTATTAGTAGGTGCTCTTGTGGTCATGGTGCTTGGCACAGCATTGTCAGCAGGCAGACCTTAGGGTGGTCATATGAAGTGGAGGGTTTCCATAATGCTAACCAAGGGATTCCCTGAGCTATACATCATGGATACCAGTGGTAGGCTAAGGTATAGACCAAGTTTCAAAATTTGATATAGGCGTGTGTCAGGTCTCTCGGCCTCGGCCCGGCCCGCTAGGTCCCCATAGGGGTGGCCTCGGGAGGGGCGGGGTCTGCCTGTGGATAACTCGATCGATTTCTGTGGGCCAGCCTGGGGATATCTGGGCCTGGCCTGTGGATAACTCAGGGATACCTGTGGATAACTATAGTGCATGCTGTGGGTAAATCGAGGGTAGGCTGTGGATATCCTGTGGATAAGATGGGCGTGTGGGTATCTGTCCTTCCGATTACCTGTGATGATACATAGAGGAATACCTAGTTACTGTCCTTGTTGCCTGGTGGGATACATGGTGGCATACCATAGGTATACCTAGGGATGACCATAGTGCGATACCTTATGCATCACTCGCATGTTGTGTATACCTAGGCAGACCATAGTGGCTACCATAGTGCAATCTCTTGCCTTATATAGTGCAGTCATAGTGCATGCCTAGTATTGTAGTCTCACCAGTAGGTGAGGAAGATGAGAGGGACACCACAACTCGGCCTACCTATGGCTACCTTGGTGCATTCGATAGTGCATACCATAGTGTAATTGATAGGTATACCTGGGCTTGTCCAACACGTTAGACAGACCTGGGTAGTGACAGATATCATATAGTGCATCAAATAGTGGTTGACAGGGTATTCCTGTTAATACATACTGCAATCACCGGGAACGAAGTGGCGACACAAAGTAGATAACCGGGAGTAAGCTGGTGAAGAGTAATCGCTCTAAGTAGCCAGATGATTAAGTGTAAGGACTCCGCTAGGTGAAATAGACTAGGGTAGGTTGAGTAAGGGCCTTTCAATCCTTCTTCATACATTACGATGATATGAGCTACACTGTGAATCACTGCTCTTTAACAACATGTAATGTACCTAGTGTATGCCGCTCATAACATGAGGGTTACACAATGAAAGAAGGTGATAAGGTCCACTATGTAGATAGTTGGGGCGATATCCACACTGTACGCATAAGCTACATGTTCAAGTCAGTGATGGGTAATGAGTGCGCAGCACTGAATGATGGGTCCACCAAGCTGGTTACTGAATTAGTGGAGGTTGCACAATGAGAGACTGGAAAGCCTGTGTAGGTATAGTTGAATCGCTGGCGATAGACCTTGCAGACCTTGAACTCCGGGTGTATGCAAACTGCATCAAAGAGAACAAGCGGGCAGCACGTATGCCAGCACGTAAGCGTAAGGTTCTCTACGGGAAGCACAAGCTGCCTTGGTCAATCATCCATGATGAGTACAGATGCCACAAGCAGGGAGGTTTCTTCATATGAAGATTAAACGTGTAGTTAAGAATGCCAAGTATGCTAAGTGCTACGGGTGTAGCTGGCGTAAGTTTAAGAAGCTGGTAAGGTCTTCACCAGATGAGAACATAAGCCGCATACCAGCGCGCAAGCTTAAATCTTTATGGAATGAAATAAAGATAACCTACAAACCACTTAAATAACTGTTGACAACAAGCGGCATACATAGGTACATTACATACGCAGTACGAAGTAACGCTCTTTAACAATCTGGTTTATCTTGATAGGCTCCCTTAACAATGAAGGTACTTATCATGACTATGCAAATGAAAACCACTACTTACTATCCTCTTTCTATGGTTGCTGGTAAGAATGGAGACTATGAGCATGCGGTCTATATCACAGGACGTCATTGCTTGTTCCATCATAACGGAAAGGCAGTTAGTCGCATCATAAAGAAAGCCGCTGGTTGGCTGGAGTATGTTGTGTATAAAGGTGAACGTTACTATGTAGATGACGCATGCACATTGCGGTAGTGATAAGGCTGGCGTAAGCTGGCCTATCAAGATAAACCAACTGGAGATATACCTATGAAACTTATTGGCAAAGGTTCATTCACTAAGTGTTATCTACTGCCTTGCGGCTCCCGTGTGCAGCTGATAAGCCGTGACCCTGTTAAGGAGGCGATGGCCTGGGGCTGGTTCCCTGAGTCTGATTTGTTCCCTAAGGTTGACTACATAGACCTTGGGGTTTATGAGATGGATTACCTGGAGCCAGCACGGTCTATTAAGCAGGCGCTGATACCGGAGCATTGGTCGCTTTACAAAGAACTTAGGGATTTATTCCTTAATAAGAACCCAGGCGATAAATGTAAGAAACCCGATGACCTGTACCACTTATGGTATAAGGCCTTTGAAGACCAAGCGGAGACCTATGCACCTGGCTCCTTCATGTTTGAAGCCTATCAAGATATAATGATGGCACTAGATGCCTGTGCAAATTTTGGTGGTGATGTAGTATTTGAAGTAAGCCCCAGGAATGTTCGTATCAAAGATGGCAAACTAATACTGTTAGATTGCTTCTTTATACACAGTACTCTTGTGGAGGGTAAGAAATGAAACTCTATAACTTCTTATTCTCTGATGGAATATGCCTGAAATGCTCCCTTGCTTTCGCTAACATGCGAGAAGAGGTACTCGGGACCTCATACCGACTGATTATGTAATAGTGGCGAGTATAAGATAGAGGACAGCCTTATGCATCTCACGGGATGCATAGTGAAGTTCCCTAACATAACTTAATGAGGCTATATCATGACTACTGCAACTGTTGAAACCGTTGAAATCCTGGACACTACCCCGGTTCGTGACCAGGTGGCTGCTGAAATCATCACCCTGCTGAATGACATCGGCAGCAACTACCTTAAAGTAGGTGCACTTCTGGCTGAGGGTAAGGAAGATTTCGACAATCAGCGCGACTTCCTGGAGTGGGCTGATGAGACCTTTGGCATCAAGAAGGCTCAGTGTTACAACCTGATGAACATCTCCCGTGTATTCTCTACCCGTAAGGAGTTCTCAGGTGTCGCTATGCGCGTCCTGTTGATGCTGCTGCCGTTTGCAGATGATGGCGAGCTGATGGATAAAGCGGCTGATATGGCTGCCGTGGGTGAGCTGGACACGGCAGCGGCTAACCAGTTGCTGGGCAAGCCCGCCAAAGGCGCGGTATCTCCTGCCCTGGCCGCTGTCAAGCAGGCGCTGGCTGCACAGCAGGCGACCCAGGAAGCCGATAGCCAGGCCCGCGAAATAACGCAGCCTGCGCCAACCTCAGCCCCTCAGGAGGAAAGCGCTAGTGATGCCCCGTTTGACACGGGAGAGGCCGCAGCGCCAGCCCCAGCGCCCACGGTAGCGCCAGCTGTGCCGGATGCCATCCAGGAGGGCTTACTCTCAGAGCTGAAGAAGCTGAGAGAGGACAACGCAGCCCTGAGCGCCCGTATCCTGGAGCTGACCGCGACGCGCGAAACTAAGAAGGCAAGCGCTCCGATGCTCCCACAGTTCAAGTCTAAGTGTATGTATGCCCGCTTAGGCCTGAGTGTTGAGCAGTCAATGAGCCTTTCAGCAGTGAACAAGGCCAAGCGTGAGCTGGTTAAGCTGGGTTATGGTGAAGGTCACGACGCCTGGCCCCTGATTCAGGAAGCAGTAGAAGCACTTGGCAAATAGTTGACATATCGGAGCCATAGGGATTAACCTTGTGGCTCCTATTATGTTTTCTGTACCACAACGAGGTGTAAGATGGACTTACAGGCAATTCAGGTTGAGTTAGAAGAAGAGATGTTTAACGGTGGTATTACTCGCTTTGAGTCGGCGCAGCAGCGCCACCTTGACGCAGGCAATGCCAGCGATGCCGCATGGAATCGTCGCCTTATCTCTCAATTCATCGAACCATTGGCTGCTGGTATTCAGGCATTCAAAGAGGAGTCAGAGAGTAAGCCAGGTGTACGCGCTGTATCCCTCCCTTTCCTCCAGTGCTGTGAGAATGAAGTAGCCGCCTATATCACCATGAAGGTGGTTATGGATATGCTCCACAGCGACTCATCGTATCAGCACATTGCCATCACCATTGGTGAGCGCATAGAGGACCAGGTCCGCTTTACTAAGCTGGACTCTCAGGCTGAGAAGTACATGGAGAAGGTCAAAAAGAACCTGGAGCGCTCCCGCTCTAAGCTGTACAAGCATAAGCATCGCGTAATGGTAGCTGCTGAAAAGTCACTTGCTGACAAGGCAACGCCGCAAGATGAGGACAAGGTAACCCGCTGGGAGTCCTGGACGAAAGAAATCCATCTCCAGGTGGGCCAAACTTTGATGGCTGCTATGGAAGGTTCGGTGTTTTACAATGGTGAGCCTGTGTTCTTTCGTTATGTTGCCAGCGCTGGTGGTAAGAAGCAGATAACCAAGCTGCAAACATCTGAGTCTATCGGTGCATGGGTGCATGAATTCCGTGAACATGTAGCCCAGCTGGCCCCAGCTTATGGACCTTGCGTAGTCCCTCCTCGTGACTGGAAAACCCCTTTTAACGGTGGATTCCACACTGAGAAGGTGGCTAGTCGCATTCGTATGGTCAAAGGCCCACGTGAGCATGTTCGTAAGCTCACAATCAAGCAGATGCCTATGGTATACAAGGCTGTTAACGCATTGCAGCGCGTTGAGTGGGTTATCAATACCAAGGTACTTGATGTCGCCCAAGAGGTTGTAAGGCTCAACCTGGGCTACGGTGTACCATCTTTTCAGCCAATCATCGACCGGGACAATAAACCGGGTAACCCTGTACCTGTTGAATTTCAGGACCTTCGCGGGGCAGAACTCAAGGCTGCATTGACCCCGGAACAGTGGGAATCCTTCCTCTCCTGGAAGTCAGAATGTGCACGTCTGTATACCGCTGAAACTAAGCGCGGCTCTAAATCTGCTGCCGTGGCGAGGATGCTGGGTCAGGCCCGTAAATATGCACAATTCCCGCATATTTATTTCGTTTATACCCTGGATAGCCGTTCGCGCGTATACGCACAGAGCAGCACGCTAAGCCCTCAGAGCAATGACCTGGGTAAATCCCTTCTTAAGTTCAAAGAAGGCCGCCAGCTGCTCACGGTTGAGGATTTGCGCTGGTTTCTGGTATGCGGTGCCAACCTTTGGGGCTGGGACAAGAAAACATTTGATGTCCGTGTATCAAATGCAATGGCCGAAGAGTTTCAAGAGATGTGCCGAGACATCGCCAGCGACCCGCTGACCTTTACGCAATGGGTTAAGGCGGATGAGCCGTATGAATTCCTGGCGTGGGCCTTTGAATATGCTGAGTATCTGGATAAGGTGGAAGAGGGCCGCAGCGACGAGTTCTATACCCACCTCCCTGTGCACCAGGACGGCTCTTGCTCCGGCATCCAGCATTACTCTGCAATGCTCCGGGATTCTGTTGGGGCTGCTGCGGTCAACCTTAAGCCGTCAGACTCACCGCAAGATATCTACGGGCGCGTGGCTGAGGTTGTCATTGAAAAGAACAATGCAGCCATATCCGCACCGGATGGGACCATCTTCAAATCGGGGAGTGTTGAGCTGGACGCAGAGCAGTTGCGGGAGATGGGGCGCTCCTGGCTGAGCATCGGTATCACCCGGTCCCTGACTAAGAAGCCTGTTATGACCTTGCCATATGGGTCTACCCGCATCACCTGCCGTGAGGCCGTGGCGGACTACCTGGCCGACCTGGAGGAGAAGGAAGCAAAAGCAGCAGCGCAAGAGCAGCGCGGCATCAACCCGGTGCACCCTTTCGGTGGTGATTCCTATATCACTGAGGGCCAGGCCCTTAACTACATGACCGCCCTGATTTGGCCCTCAATCTCTGAGGTTGTGAAGGCTCCAGTGGTGGCTATGAAGATGATACGCAGCCTCGCAAGGGCAGCAGCACGCCGGAATGAGGCCCTGGAATACCCGTTACCGACTGGCTTTATCTTGTATCAGAAAATTATGTCTACGGACTTACTGCGGGTACGTACCCAGCTGCTGGGCATGATTAACATGTACTTGTCGGTTGAGACTGACATTGTAGATGAGGCTGCAATGATGGGGGCGGCGGCTCCTAACTTCGTGCACGGGCATGATGCATCACACCTTATCATGACAGTGTGCGACCTTGTGGATAAAGGGGTGACTTCAATCGCGGTCATTCACGACTCCTTCGGGACCCATGCACCTCGCACGGCGGACCTCCGGGACTCCCTGAAAGGGCAGATGATTGCGATGTATCAGGACCGTCACGCCCTGGCCGACCTGGTGGCGGTGCACGAGGAGCGCTGGTTGTGCGACCTGGGCATTGCGGTGCCGGAACTCGGGGACTTCGACCTCAACGAAATCATGGATTCAGAATACGTATTCGCGTAAACCACGGGCGGCCTTCGGGTCGCCCTTTCTCGTTCTGGGCTTGTCCAACGCGTTAGACAAATTAATTGTGGCGAGTATAGAACAAACCCTTCGGAGAAGGAGATTATAGGTATACCTAGGTATTCCCAGGTATGCCCTAGGTAACCAGGTATACCTATTCCTCTTCTCCTCTTCTTCTCTCCTGAGAAGAGAGGTTAATAGTGGCTAGTATAGAACAGGACTAACAATTCAATCACAAGGTGTACACCATGAATAAAGGTAAGTTTAATATAAAGAAAGGGCAGATGCTGGAAGATGACTTTGGTCGCAACTATGAGGCAAGAGGTCGCCGGGATAAGATGCACAAGCCTAAGCGTGGCGGTGGTATTAAGGGTGCATTCCGCAAAGGTGCAGATGCCACTATCATCGAAGCATGGGAGGTTTAAGCATGGAAGTTTGGAAAGAAATCCCAGACTACCAAGGAAAGTATGTAGTCTCTGACCAAGGGCGCATCGCCAATAAGCGTCTCCTGCCTAAGGTAATGAAGGGTCGAGCAGATAAAGATGGATATCTTGTTGTTAGTCTGCGACAACCAAGCACCAGCGGGTATACATCACCACGCACTGAGAAGGTACACAGATTGGTGGCCTTGTCATTTGTTGAAGGGTACCAACCTGATTTGGTTGTTAACCATAAAGATAAGGACAAACAGAACAACCACGTTGACAATCTAGAATGGGTTACCCCTCAGAGGAACACAGAGCATGGTGTTTCTGTTAGCTTCAAGGTGAGAGATCCATCCGGCATGTTGGTTGAAGGCACTAATATTGCTGCCTTCTGTGCGGCTCGTGGTTTAAATTCAGGTGGTTTTGGTGAGATGTTACGTGGAAATAAGCCACAATACAGAGGGTGGAAGAGATGGCAATAGTTCAGAATGTCGGTTGTCCTGAGTGTATGCGTAATGGACACGATTCGACGCAAAATCATCTTATGGTGTTTGAAGACAATGGCAAGTATTGCAGCCGTGGTCACTTCCACACATCTGGCAAGCCCTACTATGAAGCCCCAGGTGAAGGGGTAAGCTTACTTGATATGCCGCTTAGCTCCACCAAGTGGACTGTTAAGCAATTCAACGACCTTGTTAAGCAAGGTAAGATAACCAACGCGGCAGACCGTGCGATAGCCTTGGGTGCTATGCGGATGGCAGACCGCTATGAGGTGATGAACGATGAAGAACGTGCAGCCATCCAGGAAGAGTGGGACCTCGATGTCGAGTGGTTCCAAACCCTTAAGCGGAAGAACCTCGTATCCCGACATATCCGAGGTGAGATCTGTGCCATCTATGATGTTCGTGTCGGCCATGATGAAGATGGGGCAGTCAATCGACACTATTACCCACGGTTTGAACAAGGACGCCTAGTAGGTGCCAAGTGCCGCACCTTACCTAAGGACTTCAAGTTCGGACACCTTGGTAAGCTGTTCGGTGACCAGGACTTGTTTGGTATGAACACCCTGTCCAACGTGTTGGACAAAGGTAGACGCAAGGACAAGCTTCTCATCGTAGGCGGCGAGCTGGATGCCTTGGCGGCACAGCAGATGCTTCTGGACTCCGCGAGGGGTACACAGTACGAGGGTAAGCCCTATCACGTCTGGTCAATCAACAAGGGTGAAGCCTGCCTCCAGGAAATCGTTGCCAACCGTGAGCACATCTCTCAGTTCAAGCAAATCATCTGGGGCTTTGATGGTGACGAAGTTGGCATGAAGCTGAACCAGCAGGCGGCTCGCTTGTTCCCAGGCAAGTCCTTCATCCTTGAGTATCCGGCAGGTTGTAAGGATGCTAACAAGGCGCTGATGGCAGGTAAGGCCAAGGAGTTTGTAGATTCCTGGTTTAATGCCAAATCTGCTGAGGAGGTCTTTGGTAGCCAGATTAAGTCCATCTCTTCTATGAAGGATAAGCTTAAGGCTGCCCGCCCGGAACCAGGCCTCTCATGGCCCTGGCCTGAACTCAACAAGATTACCCTGGGCATCCGAAAGAACCAGCTGTTCATTATCGGTGCAGGTTCTGGTGTGGGTAAGACAGAGTTCCTCCGAGAGGTTGTTAAGCACCTCATCGAGGTACACGGTGAATCTGTTGGGGTTATCTCCACAGAAGACCCGACTGTTAAGGTGTCTCGTGCCTTTATCGGTAAGTGGATTGACAAGCGTATTGAGCTGCCACCTACCAACGACCCGCGAGAATCAGGTTACCGTGAGGTGCTGGACTATACGGATGAAATGGCAGATGAAGCCATCGACTATGTGTCCGACACAGGTAAGCTGTTCGTCGCCGACCTTGAAGGCGATTACTCTATGGAGAAGGTTGAGCAGACCTGCCTGGAGTTTGAAGCAATGGGCATCCGCAACATCGTAATTGATAACCTAACGGGGATTAAATTAGATGAAAGACAATTCGGAGGTAAAGTGGGCGCACTTGATGAGTGTGTTAAGCGGCTTGGAAATATCAAAGATAGATGCGCTATTACCTTGTTCCTGGTATCGCACCTTACGCGACCTGGAGGACAACGCAAGCAGCATGAGGAAGGCGGAGACGTCATTCTATCTGATTTTAGGGGGTCCGGGGCTATCGGCTTCTGGGCAAGCTATGCCCTTGGAATCGAGCGCAACACGCGAGCTGAGTCTCTTGATGAGAGAACAACAACGTTTATTAGCTGTGTTAAAGACCGAGACCAGGGCATCTTTACTGGAACTAAGGTATGTCTTAAAGGTGACCTCTCCACTGGCCGCTTGCTGCCCCTCAAGGAAGCAAGAAAGCTGGATGCAGGCAGCGGAAGCTTTGATACTGGAGCATATCAAGGCAGCACTGTGCCTGAACCAATAGTGGCGGGTATAGAAGAGACACCCGAAGAAGAATCGGAATACTGACGTCTAACAGGGTTTGTCCAACGTGTTGGATAAGCCTAACTTACTTAATTAATCGAGGTTAACATGACTGTATTAAAGTTGAAGGTGGGTGATCGTGTTCGTAACATCAACAAGAGATCATGGCGCCTGGGTTGCCAAGGTGTTGTTCACGATGTTTCTTATCATTATGACCCAAGGGCGAGTGCCAGAGAGTACCATGTTATCTATGATAACGGTACTGCGCAGTCATACCGTGCACATTCGGCGCACCTCTATCTGGAGCTAATTGCTGGCTCGCAGACGCCAACCAAGCTGGATTATGGCACGGCGTACCGCGATGTATCTATGATGCCCGAAGAAAGTCGCAACACGCTGCTGCGGGCAATCTGCAACATCTCGGGATTGCAATGTCCAGGTAAGCGCAAGGTGCTCCGCCGTGAGCGTGTCAACGTCATTACGGGTAAGACCCAAAGTGAGATGGTTCGTGAGCTTGGCCCGGCACGTGGTGTTGCTGAGTTCAACACACGAGCCACTGGTCGCACTACAGGCATTGCCTTTAGCATCATAGGACAAGCTATGTGCAACCCAGGGCAGGCCATCTCTTACCAGGATGTTGACCACACTTTCCACGAAGGCAGAGAGGTTCGCACACCTCACCAGTTCAATAAGAACTTTGAGAGTGAACTCCTCTATAAACTGCGTGATCTCAAAGGCTTCGTTATTAACCCCGACCGACGAACCATCCAATATAACCCCATCGTCACAGAAGAGGTGTACGTAGAATGAAAGGCTACATCGTAAAACTCCGTAACGGAAATCTCCGGTATCACCTCATTACCCCATATGGTGGTACTATCGCAATGTCCCTGCAAGATACCAAGCGCTACCTGGATTTTGGTACGGAGTGGACACAGCATGTGTCGTACCAGGATTATTCCAGTAAGTGGAAGATCGCAAACTGGTATCGCCTTAACAGTCGTGGTCGTATCGTGGGGGTATTCCATGTCTAACAAGGTATCCCTCCGGCACATCGAAGGTAACGAGATGGCACAAGGCCATGTCACTCGGCAGGCCATGTTGTTTGCGGAACTGACCCGCAAGGTTGCCAAAGAGAACAGCCTGACGCAGGCGCAGGTCATTGATGAGGTGCATGCAGAGCCTAGCAAGGGTATCTTCATGGGGACCAAGGTGACCCGCACGCGGCGGCGTAGTTAATAAGTCATAGGTTGTCTAACGTGCTGGACAGCCTATTATCATATTAATTGCATGAGGATAGGATTATGCGTATCGAATGGGATTCAGATTGGGATTACTATGACCGCTTCCAAGGCAAGAAGCGCCCGTTCAACGAGGAGTTCGATGATTATGACAATTGATTGGAAGAAAGAAGCCCAAGGTCGTCTCCTGGTTATGGATGCGGAGGCCAAGGGTTTACTTGATGCAGTCAGGTATGACAAAGGTAACCATGACGTGCATGTTATTTGCTGCATGGACCTTATCACCACAGAGGAGTTCCTCTTCTTCAATGCATATGAAGATAGGGACCCAGAAGCCAGGGAACGCTTGGTGGAGTGGGAGGGGCATCAAGATGGTAGTCTCGAAGATGGTGTGAATTTCCTTCGGTATGCAGAGGCTATCGTCTCGCAAAACTGGTTAGGTTACGACGGTGTCTTAATGGAAAAGACCTTCCCTGCCATCTTTAAGGGGTTTAACCACACAGAGAAGCGTGGCAAGTCGGCGTATCGTTCTGACCTTTGCCCTGTGAAGGTGATGGACACCCTTGTGATGTCCCGGCTACTCAACCCTGACCGCAGACTGCCACCGCAGGCCTACGCAAAAGGCCTGGGTAATGTGGGTCCACATTCCATCGAGGCACACGGTATCCGTATAGGTCGCTATAAGCCAGAGAACGAAGACTGGAGTAAGCTGACAGACCATATGATTCACCGTGTAAGGGAAGACGTGGCAATCGGTCGTGACCTGTTCCTCTGGTTGTTTAATGGGGAGTGGAAGGAGCACAAGGCTCGCGGCCTTAACCCAAGGACCAAGCTGGGCATCGAGACCGCTTTCCACATGGAGTCCATAGTCGCCCTGGAGATGACCAGGCAAGCTGAGCGTGGGTTCCGATTGGACATTGATAAGGCAATCGAGCGCTGCGCCATCCTGGATAAGGAGATTGATGCCACCGATGCTGGGTTCCGCCCGCACATGCCAATGCGTATCAAGTCCAAACCTTTTAAGCAAGAGGAGAAGAACGAATATGTTGCTGCGGCTAACGAGTGGGCGAGGTCAAATGGAATCCCCGTACGTCTTGGGGACACGGCATTCCTGTACTCCGAACGTAGGGGTGATAGGAAAACTGTATGGTCCGTCACTACTAAGTCTGGTGATTGGGCTGCTGCTGTCAAGAAAGATTACCCACATATCCGAGGGAATCGAAACGATACGCCCAGCATCAAGCATATTGGCCCTTACACGCCAGTCACCTTTGAGGACATCCCTCTGGGTAACAGGGACACTGTAAAGGAAATCATCTATCAGTATGGGTGGCGAGGTGTTGAGTTCAATGACACCGACCAAGCTTATATTGATGAGCACAACGAACTACCCAAACCCTGGAGTGGTAAGATCAATGAAAAGTCCATTAAGGTATGGCAGGAAGCAGCCGCACGTGATGGTAAAACAGTCCCTGATTGGTGCCTGGGTATCGCGCGATGGTACATACTCGTATCCCGTCGCGGTCAGATCCTCAACCGTGGTGACGTTGAAGCCTTCAAGGAAAAAGGGGTCTGGCCCTCGCAGGCTGGTAAGAGAAAGTGTCGTGGCCTTGTGCCAGCGGCGTTCTCCAGAGAGCTCGGCATAAGTGCGCAGACCTACTATGAGAGGTATGGGTACTGGCCTACGTCTGATAAGGACGACTCTGAGTGGCGAGTTCCAGCAGTGGCTATCAGTATTGGGACCTCTACTTTTCGCATGCGCCACCGTAATGTTGTTAATATCCCCGCTCGTGGTCTTTTCCCTTTGCGTGACCTATTTATCGCGGGGAAAGGTAAGCTCATCCTGGGGTGCGATGGTGCAGGGCTAGAGCTTCGCGTACTCAGTCATTTCATGAATGACCCAGAGTACCAAGAGATTGTTCTGCACGGTGATATCCATACCCACAACCAGTTAAAGGCTGGCCTGCCTAAGCGTGACATGGCTAAGACCTTTATCTATGCCTTCCTGTATGGCTCTGGTATCGCCAACCTGGCAGCGGTATGTGGTGTCACCGAGAAGGTCATGCGCGAGGTTGTTGCACGCTTCGAGATTGAGTTGCCATCGTTGGCACGTCTGCGCGAGTCAGTCATAGCAGCAGGTAATAACTACGGCTACCTACAGGCCCCTGATGGGCATTGGGGTCGTATCCGTTCCAAAGGCGGGGTGCTCAAGGAGCATACCATGCTGAACGTTCTGCTTCAAATGACTGGCTCGCTGTGTATGAAGTATGCAGCGGTCAAGGCCTTTGCCGTGATGCGCCGAGAGAGTGTAGCATTGGATGCAGATGGTCATCCGGCTGGCGTGGCTAACGTGCACGATGAGATTCAGATGGAGGTTCCAGAGGATGAAGTCCTCGTACTTGATTATGATATCCCGTTCACCAGGGAAGGCTTCGATACTGAGAAGGCTGCAATCAAGGCAGCATTCGACCCAGAGGAGAAGCGAATCCATATCGATGCGGATGGACGAATGTGGTCAGCAGCAGCACTTGTATCCGTGGAAGATGACCATATTAAGTGCCGCCGTAAGTATCATCGTGCAGGGCAAATCATTGCCGATGCGATGACTTGGGCAGGGCAGTATCTTAAGATGCGTTGCCCGATGGCGGGCGAGTATAAGATTGGTCAATCCTGGGCGGAAACGCACTAATACTGGCGAGTATAGAACAGGGGGGGGGGTCATTATTGGCCCTCAATTGTATACCCGTAAATTAATGAGGTTCTTATGTTCTTGTTCCAGAAGATATACAAAACAAAGGATGATATTGTTGTTGATGTGGCTGTCTTCGAAGACACCAGTGCAAGGGTAATATCAGAGGTATTCCTTGGTCCAGCTGTGTATCGAAACCACGTATGCCTTGAAAGAGGGTCCTCCCAAGAGGACATCCTGGAAGCTATTGTTTCTGGCGTAGTGAAGGCAAGAGAAGTTGCCGCCGATTGGAATTAATATTGGCGAGTATAGAAGAATACAAACTTAACCCGGAGATCTAATAAATGTCTTTAATCAATACCTATGTTGCTGTATCTCAGTTCTTCCGTAAGGTAGGCACTTCTATTCGCAAGAAGCTTATCTCTAAGCTGGAAGCTGAGCTGTTCCGTACCGAGATCGACCTGGCAAAAGCCGAAGAGAAGCGCAGCGAGAACATGGTTTCCCTGCACACCGACCACTATGCAGCCAAGCAGAAGCTGATGGATGAGTTGCAGGTTGAACTGGATGCGCTGTATGCCAAGTACGACAAGGACTGCAAGCAGCTGGACTCCTCCTTCGAAATCAAGAAGGCAAGCATCGCGGTAGTCTCCCAGGCAATCGCGGATGACCTCAAGTCTCGCCGCGCGGCTCTTTCCTCTGAGCTGGATAAGCTTGTCGGTTAATACTGGCGAGTATAGAACAGGTGCTCACTCTTTGAGTGGGTATCTGGGTGTATGTGACAAGTCAAGCATTGTTGATGTGGTCTCCCTGCGCCTAGATGGGTGGGAACTTGGTTTCTCCGCTAAACACATCAATGCCCATGTACACCACAGATACTAACCTGAATGAATAGGAGATATAATGGCTCGCGAATTTGACTTTGGTGCTGACGTAGCAACTGGCGGTGGTAAGGTATTCAAGAACCCGGAAGTGGGTCCGCATGATGCCATCCTCGGCGCAGTTATTCACGTCGGCAGTTACCAGGATGTATTTGTTAAAGGTACTGCTCGTGAAGAGAAGAAGCCTGTTAACTACGTCCTGCTACAGGCCATCCTTATGGGTGAATCCGACTTCAACGAAGATGGCTCCCGAATGGAGGCCTGGCGTGCTGTCGGTCTCAAGTCTGGTGACAAGGCTGAGCTGACTGTGCTCATGAACGCACTGGACCCACAAGAGAAACTCAGTGGTTTCGATGACTGCATCGGTGTTCCGTTCATCGCCACGATGAAAGGCTCTGACGAAAAGGGAGAAGATGGTCTTCCTCTCTACGTCAATTGGGCAAGCAAAGGCTTCGCTGGCTCCCCTGGGCGACTGGCTGCTCTCGTGTCTGCTTCTGTTAAAGAAGAAGGTATTGAGACTATTGGTCATGTCAAGTTTAATGACATCACCAAGGAAGTCCTGGATGCAATCCCGGCACACCTGGTTCGCCAGTATTTCATGTCGGAGCACAAGCATGGTGCTAAGAACCTGTCGGTGCCTGGCTCTCACGTCGAAGGTATCATTGCCGCTGCCCGCGAAGCTGACCCGAAATGGAAGGCCCCGGCAGACAAAGATGCCAAGCCGGACGACAAGAAGCCTCTGGATACTGGTGCCACTGTGCCAGCCCAGGATGTGCCGCCTGCTGATAACGTGCCAGCGCCGGATATGGATGAAGGGGCGGAATACTAATGAAGGTAAAATACGTTCGTGTCAGCCTTAAGAAGGAAGCGACCGGGCAGTATGCCACCGACTTCATCTTTGATGAGAGTATGCTTGGCGTCGATGACCTCCATATCATCACCCGCGAAGGCTTCGTAACCGTTAATCACCTTGGCAGTGATGGCTCCCGCCGTGGCAAGACCTGGCCTGCCTCATCTGTGCGAGATATTGACACCATCCTGTAATGCGTAAACATCCGGTAACACCCTTCCCATATCAATGGCGAAGGTACATATCAAGCTAGGCCAGGCAACAGAGATGGCCACCTAACACAATACCGTGTAACGGCATACGCCTAGTAACAAAGAGTGTAACCTTGAAGGCTACCAGCAGCGACCGCTCAGATGGATTAAGTTCCTGTGACTGACGATTGTCCGGGCTGGGGTCTTCCCGATTTACATTCTCCACTTTTTTTTTTTTAATAGTGGCGAGTATAGAAGAGTAAAACCGCAATTCTGCGAATCAACCCAAATGGAGAACCAATAAATGTTTACTATTGAAACTATTTCTAACCGTGTTGTTAAAGCTGGCAAACTGGTAACCGAAACCTCTTTCATCATCGTTGACGCTTCCGGCGCGCTGGTCGCTGGCACCAAAGACTACGCGACCCAGGAAGAAGCACAGGCGAAGATCGACGGTCTGGGCAACCTGGCGGAAGGCCTGGCGTTCGCACAAGCGCAATTCCCGGGCATGGCTGACAAAGCCCAGCTGGGCAAGGCCAACGTGGTCGCCGCGTATCTCGACTGGATTGCCGCTGGCAAGCCGGTGAAGACCGTGGAAGAGTCCCAGGAAGAGTCGGCAGCTGATGCCTCCGAGCCTGCGCCCGCTGCTCCTGTTACCGAAGCTGAAGAGTATTAATTCGATCTGATCGGCCAGAGGTAGACTAGGTTATTCCTGGTCTACCTAAGGTTGTTACTTAATAAATGGAGAGTAACATGTCTATCCGTCAACGTGACACCAATCGTAAAGAGCTGGTCAAGGCTATCATTCGTCAGAATGGTGGTCGTATCTTCACCGTCGTTGCCAAGCGCAAGGAGCCTAAGGTTTCTTATCACCTCGGCCTCGGCGAGGTAGGTGCAACCCTTCGTGAATCAGAGTGGCGTAAGTTGCCTGATTGCGAAAAGGGAAAGTACATGATGGTTGTTGAGAACTTCATGGAGATGACCTGCCGCACTGGCGTTAAGAAGGACCTGAAAGGTGGTGCCAGCACTATTGCGCATCACGATGATTTGATTAGTGTGAACCTTACCAACGGTAAGGGCTACCGCTGCTTCTCTGCATATAACGTGCTGCTGATTCGTGCTGGTGGTACAGTGATCAAATTCAAAGAGGAAGATGTGTTATCCTTCGAAGAGTAACAACCTGCCCGTCTGAGCCTGATGCTTGGGCGGGCTTAATTTTCGTGATATCCATTGGAGATAAATAAATGAGCCGCGATATCTTAACGCACCTCTCCTACACAATAGATTACATTTCAATGCATCGTGCCTATCGGGTTTGTGTTTATGACAGAAGGACTTTGGATGTCTACCTGGACACAAACGTACCTAGTCATGACAGGGATTTTGTGATGTGTCCTTCTGAGTGGGTAGAGGCTTGGATTTACAATAATGTAATGGAGGTTTGGCCTACATGCGAGTCCACTTTGAATATGGAGCTGAGGTCACGGAGGACGATAACCTCATCCTGTGGCCGACTGACGGTAACAGAGTCGCCCTCATTGACGGTGACATGCTCCCGTACATCGTAGGGTATACAATCAGCGAGCTGACCTGGGTCAGGGCAAACACCCGTATCAAGCATGGTCAGTTCGCAACCCTGGAAGAGACCCCGGAATGCAAGTCTGCCTGTGACCGTATTAACTCCATCCTCAACATGTGGGTGCGTGGGGCTAAGTGTGATGCTGCCAAGATTTTCATGACAGACTCACCTAAGAACTTCCGTATCAACCTTGCGTTCACCGATGAGTACAAGGGTGGTCGTGCCTCGGAGAAGCCCCCATTCTTCTATCAAATGAGGGAGCACCTTCGGGTTGTCCACTCTGCCATCGTAAGTGATGGGGATGAGGCTGACGACCTAATGTCTATCGAGCAATGGAAGGGTCACAATGCATTTCGGAAAGAGGCCGGGGCTGACTTCGTAATCGGGTCACCTATGCATCGTGAGTTTAGCAACACAGTCATTGTGTCTGCTGACAAGGATTTGATGATCGTCCCAGGTTGGCACCTGCAACCAGGTAAAGGTGCAGAGCTGAAATGGGTTGATGAAATGGGTTGGTTAGAGTTGCGGCGGAAAGCTGACGGCTCAATCAAGGACCTTAAAGGCGCTGGCCTTAAGTTCTTCTATGCCCAGATGATCATAGGTGACAACGTCGATAACTACAAAGGTATCCCTCGGAAGGGACCCAAGTTTGCCTTCGACTTATTGGACACCTGTCGTGATGAGAAAGAACTCTTCATGGCAACGCTCGGGGCTTACAAGAAGCACTACGGCGATGGCACAGTCCTCCTCAAGAACTACCGAGGTGGTTACAAGGAAGGCCGTGCGGTTGACCTGATGCTAGAGTGTGGGCGTCTTGCTCACATGGCGCAATATCCCGGTGACATCTGGCGAGAAGCTAAAGGCCGCATGACATGGGGTAATGATGACACATGGCTATCAAGCTAAAAGAGAAAGAGGTAGATGAGTATAAGCTTTTACTGCTTAACGCTCAGGGCTGGAAATGCCCACTGTGTGGCGGGAGCCTAAAGGCGGTTGCGCCCAAGAACCGGGTGCTTGACCATGACCACGACACAGGTTTCTGCCGGGCAGTTATTTGTCGAGGTTGCAATGGGGCAGAGGGTAAAGTTAAATCCGTGGTGGAAGGGTATGGCAAGGCTGGCAACAGCCTGCACTTCCGCATCGAGTGGGTTAAGAACCTCCTGGCCTATTGGGAAAAGCACAAGGTGCCGCAGACTGACCGCTTGTATCACAAGCATAAGACACCTGCGGAGTTAAGAGAGGCACGCAATCGCAAGGCACGTCTTGCATATGCAGCAAAGAAGGGAGGTTAAGTGGGTAAGCTACGCTCATTGTTTAAGGACTCAGATGTCAAAGGGGCTATGACGCAAGCTACCGACGGTGCTGGTAATGTTAACTATAACGAGATGGCTGCTATTCTGTCGGATATGCCGCAACAGGCTCCAGTCACTCGCCAGCTCGCGCGGTATTGGGCCAAACAGTTCGAGGTGCATAAGAAGAACGGCGACGACTATCAGTCTCTGGTTCAAGCAAATCGAGCTATCAAAGAAGAACGTGAAGTGCGCAGTCCTGACAGGTATGAAGATCTGGCTACTGTACCACTGCCTGAGTCGGCTCATCGAAGTGTACTGGTAATCCCGGACACCCATGCCCCATATGAACACCCGGATACCCTGGAGTTCCTGGCGGCTGTGGCAGCTCGGTATCGCCCGGACACCGTGGTGCACCTGGGTGATGAGGCAGACAAGCACGCTATGTCATTCCATGACTCAGACCCGAACCTGGATAGTGCAGGTAAGGAGCTGGAGCGTTCCCGTGTCTTCATGCGTAAGTTGCACACCATGTTCCCGGTGATGCGTCTGTGTCATTCCAACCACGGCTCCATGCATTTCCGTAAGGCTAATGCACATGGCATCCCTGTGCAGTACCTGCGAACCTACCGGGAGGTATTCTTCCCGGATGGCAGCGGGCAGCGCTGGGAGTGGCGACACACCCACACCTTGCGGTTGCCTAACGGTGAGCTGGTATCATTCAAGCACCAACCAGCAGGTGCCGTGCTTACCGATGCGGCTCACGAGCGCACCCATCTCATCTGTGGTCACTTGCATGGCAAGATGTCCATCGAGTATGCCCGCAATACCCGCGAGCAGTATTGGGCGGCGCAAGGTGGTTGCCTGGTGGATGAGGAGTCCAAGGCCTTCGCCTATGGCAAAGAGTCTAAGTATAAGCCAGCCCTCGGTTGCATCGTCATTGTTGACAGTGTGCCACAGGTTGTCCCTATGCAGACAGACTTTGAAGGCCGCTGGGTCGGCAAATTGTAATACTGGCGAGTATAGAACAGAGGGCCTGTGATGGCGTAGAAAACCTACGCGTTGCATTTGGCATTAAGCAGGCCCTCAATTGTATACCCGTAAATTAATTATTGGAGGTAGCATGAGTTTAGTAGATGGGATAAGTTCAGAGGTGTCTATGGAAGTAGGTCACTACCTGCATTGTGATTTATTCAAAGGAGGGGTAAACTGCTCCTGCGGTAAACTCCCACCCGTTGGCGTTAAGGCAGACCAAGGCAAGCCACGGCTAGGCCTGGTTCTGGTAGAAGTGCCACATGCATTCGAGAAGCTCGGCACATTGCTTGGCTTCGGCGCTGACAAGTATGCCGTTGGCAATTGGGATAAAGTCCCAGAAGGGGAGATGCGCTACCTGGATGCATTGATGCGTCACCTCACCCAGCACCACAAGGGTGAGAAGGTAGACCCAGAGTCTGGTGAACTTCACCTAGCCCACGCAGCGGTTAACATCATGTTCCTCCTGGATAAGGAGTTACGCAAATGAAATTCATCGTTAAGGTAACTTTTGCCCCAGGTGAGGTTGGGTACTACCTTGAGGTAGGTGAAGGAAACACACCTAATCGTGAGGAGGCCGCAGTCTTTGATAGCGAAGTCATTGCACGCTACAAGCATTTAAACCTCAAGCAATGGTTGGACAAGCGCTGCGTAAGGGTCATCCCGGTAGGTGACCTATGAATATCTTTGAATTCCTTGGTCTGCCTTGGGACCACCGTAACCATCCGGTGCAGCTGGTCAAGCATATGGAGGAAGTCCCAGAGAGTAAGCGGCAATTGCCACTGTATGCCCAGGTGAAACGTGATGGTATCTTTAGCGCCACTGTGGTTCGCCACGATGGTAAGGTGGGTATCTTCGGGCGTACAGGTAAGAAGCTCAGCAATGTTGAGCATCTGGAGGCTCGGTACTCCTGCCTGCCAGCTGGTGTATATCTTGGTGAGCTACAGTCTATGGCTGTGGATATCTACCTGGAAGCCCTATCCGGTGTGGTCAACCCTGACCGTGTGAATGATCTGGACTTCATCGGGCAGCAAATCAAAGATGATTTGTATGTTGACTTCTTTGATATGGTCACGCTGTCTGACTTCATTGGTGGCGTTGCTGTTGCTCCATTCACCAAGCGGCATGCTGGGCTGGTTAAGCGCATCACGGCACACCTTGTTCCGAACATCCTTTGTGTCTATGACAACTACCTTCCAATCACCAAGTGCAATACATGGGAAGAAGTAGAGGCCTTCGCACAGAAGCACATTGATGCTGGCCGTGAGGGCGCTGTCTTCAAGCGTGATGTTGATTGGGAGGCAGGCCACAAAGGTTGGCGGCAGATGAAGATTGTACGCACAGTATCGTATGACCTCCGCTGCATTGGCTGGGAAGAAGGTAAAGGCAAATACACAGGTAAGGTGGCAAACCTTATCTTCAAGTGGCATGGCACTCAGAAAGTGAAGGCTATGCTTGGTAAGGGTTGGTCTCATGAAGATGCAACCCGTATGTATAACGAGATTAAGAATGGCGGCGAACTTAATGTAATCGGTCGCATCTTCACTGTCTATGGTCTGCAAGACTCCAGCAAAGGGAAGATTCGACTTCCTAAAGTTGGCGAGCTGCGGCATGATAAGGAGGACGCCGATGCGTAGTTTAGATTCAATGCGAGCCACACGGGCAGTTGAGGTAGCTGAGGCTATCTTCGAAAGCCTGTCGTGTGGCATGGAGCCAGGTTACAATCTCCTGGCAGATGCTGAGGAACTCGGGTTGTCTGTTGAGGCAATCCGGGAGAAAGTGGAGGAACTCTTTGGTGACGACGAAGATTCCGAATAAGAAAGCCTATATGAACGAGGAAGCCTATCGCCTCCTTGTTGATAACATCCTCCGCCCGAGCGCACCTAGCGTCACCAAGACGCATGAGCAGCTTGTGTGGGATGAATGTAAGCGGCACATCCTTGCCTGTATCGAACACAACATACAGGTGAATGCATGATAAGACCCGCTTGCCTTCTGGATGTACCAGCGATTATCAACCTCGGTAATCGTTACGTTGAGCAAGAGGTCAAGACTGTGGGCCACCATTCGGCAAGCTGGAATGCAGCTGAGAGCGCCCACCATCTTGCCTTGGCAATCTCCCATGAAGCCTTGTTCTTGCACGTAGCTGTGCGAGATAATGAGGTTGTTGGTTTCTTATGGGGCGGCACTCACATGCTTGCCCCGTGGGACTTAACCTTAGTTGCCAGCGATTACCTGTTCTACGTAACCCCAGAGTTCCGTGGTACAGCTGTCGGCATGGGTCTGATTAAGGCCTGGCGCAATTGGGCTGAGTCTCAAGGTTGCAAGGAAGTAAGACTGTCTCTGGCCTCTGGTATCAATGAGGAGCGTGTCGGTAAGATGTATTCCCTTCTTGGGTTTTCACCCTTCGGCACTGTGTACAATCACAAGTTTTAGGAGACAAGATGAGTATTGTCAACAAGGCATTCAAGGCGGTGGGGTTGGCTTCTGACACACCGAAACTTGAAACCAAAGTACCTGCCCAACAGCTTGAGCGGCAAGCAGAGGTTGGTGCTGATGCAGTCACTATCGGTGCCGATGACTCCAACAGTGTTGGCGGTAAAGGCAAGCGTAGCCTGGTTCGTCCGGTAGCCTCCAGCCTGGGGGTGTAATATGGACATCCGTGGCGGGGCTTCATATAGCGGTAAGAAGAGTAAGATCCCTGAACTCTGGGAGAAGCTCTCCCGCAAGCGTAATGAGTTCCTGGACAGGGCCAAGCATTACGCAAGGCTTACCCTTCCCTACCTGCTCAACGAGCCTGGTAACAATGAGTCAGCCCAGAACGGCTGGCAAGGCACAGGCGCACAGGCAACGAACCACCTGGCTAACAAACTGGCACAGGTATTGTTCCCTGCCCAGCGATCGTTCTTCCGTGTTGACCTTACGGTTAAAGGTGAGAAGGCGCTGCTTGAGCGGGGCTACCAGAAGACCAAGCTTGCCACGGTGTTCGCCAAGATTGAAACCCAGGCGATGAAGGCACTCGACGCTCGGCAATTCCGCCCTGCGGTAGTCGAGGCCTTTAAGCACCTCCTGGTTGCTGGCAACTGCCTGATGTACAAGCCAGTCAAATCTGCAAATGACCCGGCTGGTCCTATCAGCTGCATCCCGATGCATCACTATGTTGTCCAGCGGGATACCAATGGTCAGCTCATGGACATCATCCTGTTGCAGGAGAAGGCTTTACGCACCTTCGAGCCTGCCCTGCGTGCTGCCATTCAGGCGGCAAGACGTGGTAAGCAGCTCAAGGATAGCGATAACGTGAAGCTCTATACTCACGCATGCTATGAGGGTGATGGCTTCTGGAAAGTGCAGCAGTCGGCAGATGATTTGCCAGTTGGCAAGTCCAGCCGGGTCAAGACGGATAAGCTTCCGTTCATGGTGCTTACCTGGAAGCGGTCTTATGGTGAGGATTGGGGCAGACCACTCTGGGAGGATTACTCCGGGGATGCCTTTGTCGTCCAGTTCCTGTCTGAGGCGGTGGCACGTGGTGCTGCGCTTATGGCAGACATCAAGTACCTGATTCGTCCAGGTGCTCAAACTGATGTGGAACACTTCGTTAACTCTGGCACTGGTGAGGTAATCACGGGTGTTGAGGAAGACATCCACATCGTCCAGCTCGGCAAGTACGCTGACCTTACACCCATCGATGCAGTATTAGAGAAGTACGTCCGAAGGATTGGCGTAGTCTTCATGATGGAGTCTTTGGTACGGCGAGATGCTGAGCGCGTGACTGCCTTAGAGATTCAACGCGACGCTATGGAAGTGGAGCAGAGTCTTGGTGGTGCGTACTCGTTGTTCTCTGTAACGATGCAGCAGCCGATGGCTATTTGGGGTTTGCAGGAGAATGCTGGGTCCTTTGGCTCAGAATTCATCGACCCGGTAATCATCACAGGTATCGAGGCATTAGGTCGTATGGCTGAGCTGGATAAGCTTGCTCAGTTCTCAAACTACATCACCTTAACCGCCACCTGGCCTGAGTGGGCGCAACAAGCAATCAAGCCTACCGAGTACATGGATTGGGTTCGTGGTCAGATATCAGCTGACTTCCCATTCCTCATGTCCGAAGAGGAAGCCTCGGCTGCTGCGGAGCAAGCACAGGAACAACAAGCAGACCAAACACTCAATGAAGGTGTGGCACAGGCCATCCCTCAAGTCATTAACCAAGGTTTACAGGAGTTATAATGGAACCTGAAATTACTACTGAAATCACTACTGAGGTGCCCAATGAGCAATCTGTTGATACTTCTCCTGATACTGTACCTCCTGTGGGAGCTGATGAGCCGAACGGTGAGGGATCGCAGAAACCGGAAGGCGAACAAGGAGATGGCGGAGAGGATGGTAAACCTCAGCCAGATGACTCCGCGCCCGTGGAAGAACCTGAATACTTCTTCGGTGACGTAAGCGTAAGCATCGACATCCCGGAAGATGTCAGCGCAGCCCTCAGTGAGAAGGGCCTTGATGCCAAGGCAATTGCTGCCGAGCTTTATGGCAAAGAAGGTAAGTTTGAATTGTCAGAAGAAACCAAAGGCAAGCTCTATGAAGCCTTTGGCAAATTCGCAGTTGATGCCTACCTGTCTGGCCTCAAGGCAACCAACGAGAACTTCTTCGCTACCCAGGAGCGGGAAGCAGCCCAGCGCCAAGCTGCGGATACCGAGCGCTATGGCCTGGTGTCTGCCACTGTCGGCGGGGATGAAGGCTGGTCCCGCCTGGAGCAGTTCGCCCTGGAGACCCTCAGCGATGAGGAGCTGGAGCAGTTCAATGAGAGCATGCGCTCTGGAAACATGTACTTCCAGCAGCTGGCAGTGAAGGACCTGGAGGCTCGCCGTGCGGCAGCGCAAGGTGACCCGTCGGTTACCCTCATCCAAGCCGATGCGGCCCGCGTATCCAACGAGAATGGACCTCTATCCTCTGCGGAATACATGAAGGCCATCGCTGAGCTGAGCACCAAGTTTAAGGGCGACCGTGCCGGGGCAGCAGCTGCCGAGAAAGCACTGGATGAACGTCGTCGTGCCGGGATGGCAAGGGGTCTTTAATGGTAATCTGGTGCCTCTTTGATGGCTCTGGGTTCATGGGCCAACCTTGGGCTTTGAATGGGCACAAGGTGTATTGCTTTAATGCAGACGATGCCGACCACGGGCCATACTCTGGGTTTCAAGTTAAGCATGAGAATATCCACTTTGTGAATTGCTGGATAGACTCAGACTTCAATCCAGACGTTGAGCCACCAGATATCGTGTTTGCATTCCCACCCTGCACAGACTTAGCAGTTAGCGGCAGCAGGCACTTTTCTTCTAAGAGGAATAAGGACCCACTGTTCCAGGAGAAGGCTGCCGCTTGTGCGAGGGTAGCCCAAAGGGTTGCTTTTAAACACAGAGTACCTTATATGATTGAGAACCCAATAAGTGTACTCTCATCTTTATGGAGAAAGCCAAATCACATCTTTCACCCGTGGGAGTATGGTGGTTATTTACCAGAAGATGATAAGCACCCAATCTTCCCAGACTTAATTGCTCCCCGCGACCATTACCCGAAGACCACTTGCTTGTGGACGGGTGGTGGGTTTGTTATGCCTGAAAAGCGGCCACTGTCCAAACCTGATGGCTATTCGCCTCAGTATTCAAAACTTGGCGGCAAGTCTGCAAAGACCAAGGCCATACGCTCACTCACGCCTCGTGGGTTTGCTGCTGCGGTCTTTGAATTTAATAGTGGCGAGTATAGAAGCAGGGAATCGCGGCATTCGTAATTCCCTACTATTTCAATAGTTTATAAGGAGAAATAATGTCTACACCTAACGTACTGACTAACGTTGCCGTATCCCACTCCGGTGAGGTTGACAGTCTTCTGATCGAAAAGTTTAACGGCAAGGTGCGCGAGCAGTATCTGAAAGGCGAGAACCTGCTGAGCCACTTCCAGGTTGAAACTGTAACTGGCACCAACACTGTATCCAACAAGTACCTGGGTGAAACTGAAATCCAGGTGCTGGCACCGGGCCAGTCTCCGGCAGCTACTCCGACCAAGGCCGATAAAAACCAGGTTGTCATCGACACCACGGTTATCGCCCGTAACACGGTAGCAATGCTGCATGACGTCCAAGGTGACATCGACAGCCTCAAGCCGAAGATCGCGGTAAACCAGGCCAAGCAGCTTAAGCGCCTGGAAGACGAGATGGTTGTGCAGCAGCTGCTGCTGGGTGGTATTAGCAACACCAAAGCACTTCGCACCAACCCGCGCGTGCCGGGTCATGGCTTCTCCATCAACGTGAACATCACGGCGGATACCGCTGAAACCTCCCCGCAATATCTGGCCGCTGCTATCGAGTATGCGCTGGAACAGCAGCTGGAGCAGGAAGTTGACATCTCCGACCTGGTCATCCTGATGCCGTGGAAGTTCTTCAACGCACTGCGTGACATGGATCGTATCGTTGACCGCAGCTATACCCTGGCTGACGAAAGCACGGTACAGGGCTTTGCTCTGAAATCCTTCAACGTCCCGGTTGTTCCGTCTAACCGCTTCCCGAAATTCTCTCAGACGGCTCCGCACCACAAGCTGTCCAATGCCGATAACGGCTTCCGCTATGACACCACTGCACCGATGGCTGGCGCTGTGGCGGTAATCTTCTCTATGGATGCACTGCTGGTCGGTCGCACCATCGAGCTGACTGGCGACATCTTCTGGGAGAAGAAGGAGAAGACCTTCTACATCGATACCTACCTGGCAGAAGGTGCAATCCCGGACCGCTGGGAAGCTGTGTCTGTGGTCACCACGGCACGCGACGGCACTACTGGTGCTCCGAGCGGCTCTGGCGCTGACGACACTGTCGTTACCAAACGTGCGAACCGCAAGGTTATCCTGACCAAATCGGTAAGCTAATACAAGCCCCATCTCTCTATCTGAGGGGTGGGGTTCTTTTGCTTAGGAGAGATAATGCCAATTCAAAGTGATACCCCTAGCATCATGGCGGAGTCTCAGTTTAACTCACTGAGCACCAAGCTGGATGCCGTCAATCTCTGCATGCGTGCCATTGGGCGCAGTGGGGTTGACAACCTTACCTCTGGCGACCTCGATGCAGAAGATGCAGACACCATGATTGATATTGTATCCCAGCGATTGCAGTACAATGATGGTAAAGGTTGGTGGTTTAATCGGGAACCTCGCTGGTCATTCGCCCCGGATTCTAATGGAGAGGTGGTGCTGCCCAATAACACCTTGCAGGTTCTCCAGGCGTACACGCTTAACACCCGCAAGATTGATATCACAATCCGTGCTGGCCGCTTGTACTCTACCATGCTGCACTCATTTGATGTGTCACCGCTGGTCGGCCCAGATGGATTCATTTGGTTAGACCTTATGTTGATGCTTCCATTTGAGCACATGCCGCTTAATGTCCTGCAAGCCATTGCGTACCAGGCAGCTGCTGAGTTTATCGTATCCAAGGATGCTGACCAGACCAAGTTGCAGATGCACATGCAGATGGCTGCTAACCTTCACACCGGAATGCAGGTGGAAGAGTCTAAGCAGAACAGGCTCAACATGTTGGTACACAACCCAACCCAGAGGAACTTCGGCATTATGGCGGGAGGCCCTAACAACATAGCAGGGTTTGATCACTCACCTTATGACCGATACCCTGTAAGACCCTGGAGGTGGTAATGGAAGTTCAAGGCTCGTTAGGTCGGCAGATACAAGGTATCAGCCAGCAGCCTGCATCTGTGAGGCTACCTGGTCAGTGCACCGATGCAATCAATTGTAGTATGGATGTGGTAGAGGGAACCAAGAGCCGACCAGGCACGGTGCACATTGCAAGACTTGGCGACCTTGGCCTTATCCAGGACAACACCAATATCCATCATTATCGTCGAGGTGATGATGTGGAAGAATACTGGATGATAACCAACCCACTCGGCATCCCGGATATCTTCGACAAGCAAGGACGCAAGTGTACCGTAACGGAAACCGAGGGTGCTGCCAGTTACTTCAACAGTAACAACCCTCGGGTTGACTACAAGTTCTTTACTGTAGGCGACACCACCTTTGTGGTTAACCGAACGAAGATTGTTCGAGCAAGGGCAGATAAGACCCCGGCTGTTGGTGGCACTGCCCTGGTATTCAGTGCGTATGGTCAGTACGGGACTAACTACCAGATTATCATCAATGGGGTGAAGGCCGCTGAGTACAAGACAGCACCTGGTGGGAGTGCCAGTGATGTCGAGACTATCCGCACAGAGGTAATTGCAGAGCAGCTATATACCAACCTCCTCACATGGACTGGTGCGAGCGACTACTCTATCTCTCGTATGGGCACGACCATTGTTATCTCCAGCCACAGTGGAGCCAGCTTCACGGTGGACACGGAGGATGGTTCTAAGGGCAAAGACCTGGTAGCTATCCAGTACAAGGTTACTTCGACAGACCTGCTTCCAAGCAAGGCACCTGTTGGTTACCTGGTCCAGGTATGGCCTACCGGAAGCAAGCCTGAGTCTCGCTATTGGCTCAAGGCGGAGGCTGCGGATGGTAACCTTGTTACCTGGCAGGAGACTCTTGGGGCAGATGAGGTGCTGGGCTTTAATGGGGCAACCATGCCATACATCATCGAGCGCACCAATATTGTTGGTGGTATAGCTCAGTTTACCATCAAGCAAGGTTATTGGGATGACCGGGCGGTTGGTGATGAGCTAACCAACCCTATGCCGTCCTTTGTTGACCAGAGCCTCAGTGATATCTTCATGGTGCAAAACAGGTTATGCCTGGCAGCTGGAGAGTCATGCATTATGTCTCGCACATCTTACTTCTTCCAGTTCTTCCGGCAGACGGTATTGTCAGCTGTGGATACGGACCCGATTGATGTGTTTGCAGATGCAAGCGAGGTGTATGCCCTCAAGCATGCCAAGGTCCTGGATGGCGATACGGTGTTGTTCTCAGATAACGCTCAATTCATCCTGCCTGGCGACAAGCCGCTGACCAAGGCAACAGCACTGTTGCGTCCCACTACAACTTTTGAGGTGGACACCAATGTATCCCCGGTGGTTACTGGTGAGGCCGTGATGTTCGCCACCAAGGATGGTGCCTACTCGAATATCCGTGAGTTCTATACGGACTCATACTCAGACACCAAGAAGGCACAACCAGTGACCAGCCATGTCAACAAGCTGATACGTGGTGGCATCTACCATATGGCAAGCAGCACCAATTTTAACAGGTTGTTTGCTCTGTCTGAGGACAACCGCAGCCGGGTCTTTGTCTATGACTGGTTGTGGCAGGGAACCGACAAGGTGCAGTCTGCATGGCACAAGTGGGAGTTCTACGGAGCAACTATCGGTGGCCTGTATTACTCTGGTGAAACCCTGTACCTCATCATCAAGCGTAATGATGGTGTATTCCTTGAGGCTATGTATATGGGCGACCCATTGCTGTCTGGTTCTGACCAGGTTCGAATGGACCGCACGGTAACCGTCAGCCTCACATGGGACGAGGCCACATTGTCCTGGAAGTCATCTCCGCTGCCTTGGGTTCCCACTCAGGTTGAGATGCTGGAGGCTGTGTTGACGAATGGTGACCCAGCATATCTGGGTGGTGCCTTCTTGTTTGAGTACGATTCCGACACACGTATCCTCTCGACCAAGTATGGCCTGGGTGACACATCTCAAATCTGGGCAGCTAAGGTTGGTCAGATGTACAAGGTAGAGTTCGTGCCTACCGATGTCATCATCCGAGACAGTCAGGACCGTGTGTCATATCAGGACGTCCCTGTGATTGGACTGGTTCACCTGAACCTTGACAGGTATCCTGATTTTACTGTGGAGATTACTAACAGGAAGTCTGGTGCCGTAAGGGTAGCCAGGGCATCCAACAGGGTTGGTGGTGCCAGAAACAACGTGGTGGGTTACGTTAAACCCACAAGTGGTACATTCTCTTTCCCACTCAGAGCACTGAGTACGGATGTGGAGTACCGCATCATCTCCATTTCACCTCACACGTTCCAGCTCAGGGACATTGAGTGGAGTGGTTCCTATAACCCAACCAGAAAGAGGGTATAATGGCAATAGCAGGATTAGCAGCTATGGGTTCCAGCGCCCTTGGTTCCTTGGGGGCCAGTGGTGTCGCCGGGAGTGCCATAAGCGCATTGGGTGGTAGTGGTGGCATGGGCGGGGGCCTGCTGGCAATGGGTGGCTCTCTTCTCAGCTCACTCACAGGCTTCCTGGGCCAAGGTGACCAAGCCGAAGCATTGCGCAAGCAACAGAACGAGCAGTGGAAGCAGCAGATGATTAACACCCGAGAGCAATACAGGCAGCTCGGGCAGGCCCAGACGGCGGCTAACCAGGAATATGGTGAGCAGCTGATTGATAACCAAGTTAGTCTTCTGCAACAACGTGCTCAGGTGGAGCTGCTTGCTGGTGCCTCTGGCACTGGCGGTGCCTCTATCTCTTCTATGCTCAGTGACCTCAATGGTCAAGCAGGGAGAAACCAGAGCACCATTGTGCGCAACTATGAGAATCAGCAACAGTCATTCGTCAACCAAGCCAAGGCTATCCGAACGGGAGGCCAGATGCAGATGCGGTCTTTCGAGAAACCTTCTGCCTTTGCATCTCTGGTATCTGGTGTTGGCTCAGCGGCATCCGCATTCGTGGGTGGTGCCAAGACTGCAAGTTCACTTAAAGATGCATGGGATAGTTCCCGTAAGTATTCGTCTGGATTAGGAGGGTAAATGGCTATTGAGCGCCAAGCAGTGCAGGGGTTGGCCCCTGTTCAATCAACAGGTGGACCCCGTGGGTCTGCCACTCAAGCAATCCAGGTTGGCACACCGCAAACCCAACCTGGCTTAGGTAACTTTGTGGATGACCTGTTTAACGCTGCTGGCTCAGTAGCAGGCCTGGCTACCGACATCATGAATCGGAGTGTTGAGGATGACAAGGTTGTCCAGTATGACCGAGCACTCCGTGGTCTTCTTCCTAGTGATGAGGCCACCGTTGGCGGCACCCGTGCTCACATGCTGGTGCAGTTGCAGAATGATGTGATTGCATCAACAGCCCAGCTCCAGGAGGACGCCAAGCGATTCACTGGTGATGATGCTGAGTGGGAGCAGCATGTCGTTAAGTCCCGCAACGCCATTCAGGATACGGTCATCCAGAAGTACCCAGGGTTGGGTGCTGACAAAGAGACTGGCAAGATTATCACCAACGCATTCATGGAGCAGCAGCCCAAGGTGTTTGCTGCACGGCAGAGTGCCAAGCTGGAGCGGGAGGGTGCGGAGCGTGCACAGTCAATGCAGTCTCGCATTCTCCTGGTGACCAAAGGTCTTTCTGGTGAACCCCTTAATGAGGCCCTCCACCAGCTCCAGCAGGAGGCACTGACCATGCAGCTGACCAAGCCAGAGTATGAGGCTATGGTGGCTGACGTGGCACTGAGCAAGGCATCCGTTGGTGACTCCTCGTTCATCGAGGCAACCAAGTCCCTTAAGGACAAGGATGGCGTCTCCCTCTATGAGCGTAACGGTAAGCTCATGACTGGTGAGATTAGTGCCAACAGAACCTGGGCGAGCCTTAATCAGGTTGAGTTGTTCGAGAAGAAGAACGCAGCCATTGAGGCGTACACCAAGGGTGAGCTGAACAAGGATGAGATGCTCCAGATTATGGAGAATCACAATAGGCTCTCTGGTGGTACAGCCTGGTCAGACGGGGAGATTACCACCCTGTTTAATAACGTAGCCAAGCAGCATGCCAAGACGGCTCAGCTGGCTGACCTTGTTAAGCGGGGAGAAGGTGGGTCCCCTCTCGGCTTGCAGGACATTAGCGACAAGGAAAGAAAGAGCTATGCCGAGGCCATCTCCGGTGTGTATACCAAGCTTGCTGATGATGAAATCCTCAAGACGGGTGCAACTGGTGAGGCGGCAGAGGCTATCCGTGGTAAGTATGAACGCGCCCGCTACGCCAAGCTGGGTGAGCAGCTTATCAAGGACCCCAACATTACCGACAGATATCAGGCATTGATGTCTATGTCTTCGGCCAACCTCAAGGATATGAAGGCTGAGCCAGAGGCCATGAAGACCCTGATGCAGGCTCGTGATGCAATCCCAGAGGATGCACGCCGTGCGGTGATGGGTGACAAGGAGTATGCCTTCGCCGAGAACTATGAGCGAGCAACCCGTATGGGGTACAACCCAGGCCAGGCTGTGGAGTTCGCACAGGCAGCGAGCCAGGGTGACAAGCTCCCCTCTGGTGTCCTCAAAGAGCTTAACAGCGATGTGGACGGTGTGGTCAGTGATGTCGCAGGTGGCTCCTGGTTAACCCGTGGTGACAACATGTCTGACATGGGTAAAGACTTGATGCTCCAGGACGCAGGCGAGATTGCCCGTGCTATGAAGGTGGCAGGCCACAACAATGACACCATCAAGCGGCACCTCACCGAGTACCTTAAGGGTCAGTATTCCCAGCTGTCTGAGGGCTTCTTTACCTCTGGCGTCCTGGTGAAAGGTGATGTTCGTGGCTTGGGTGAAGCACTCAAGACCAACCAGAAGGATATGCCTCTTGCTCTCCGTCAGTATCTCAATGACAACAAGCAGGCACTGCTGGACGCATCTGGTGGCATGGATGAGAAAGACCTATACTTCGACGTGGATATGAAGCGTGGCCTGTTCACCATCCGTGCTGGCTCAGGGCGCACCCCTGTCACACCAGCCATGCCTCTCTCTGAGATTAAGGCTCAGGGGCTGCTCAAGAAGTATTATGAGTCAGAGGTCAAGGCTCGTGATGACGGCAACA